AAGTTGTTAAAGTTTTCATTACTTGCTTTCAAAAAACTTTTTACCGACTATTATCTTTTTATTTTCAAGAAGATCAACTGCTTTTCTTGAAATAACATTTGCAACGTCTTCTTTTAGAGTGTTGAACTTATCATTGTAGATATTTTCTACAATGTTTTTTACAATTTTATTGCTCATATAACATTTCTCCGATCTTTAATTATTCTTAGTATATTATTTAGATTGGATTTATCTTCCATTTTTAGACCAGTTTTTACCATGTTATCTAATGATGACATGTCAGCTGTTGTCATGTTTTGAGTACTTGTATCTGAGTCTGCACTCTGAGATTGATCACTTTGTTGCTGATCTTGTTGCTGTTGATCTTGTGGTTGTTGATCAGGTAGCATAGAATCTTGTTGCATTTTTTGCATTTCTTGCTGTTCATCTTCAATTTGCTTTTTAATTTCAGCAATTTCATCATCTGTTTGATTTAGAATATTTTTTCGAACCCATTCAAGTGAAAAATATTTGCCAATATACGGATCTGCTAATTGAAGAACACCTATACGATTTTGAATTAATTCAGCTTTTTTTAATTCATCAAAATTATTATCAGTTATGAAATCATAATAGATATTTTCTTTAAAATAATCCCATTCTTCAACAGAACAAATGCCTTTTAAAGATAATTGAATACGCAATGCTTCATCAAATATTGTAGAAAATTTGTTACGAAGTCTAAACACAAACTTTGAAAATTTTAATTCATCTCTTGTAATTTCAGATGTGCGACCAATTGAGAATCCTTGTTGCATTTCCAGACGAGAAATTGGAATGCTTAAAGATTTGTATAACTTTCGTTCAAAGTACTTGACATCTTCCATTTCACCAAGATTTTGACCGCCAGGAAGAGTCTGAATTTCTGTGCCCTTACCACCTTCACGACGTGGCAACCAAAAGTCTTCAAGCATTGATAAATGCTTGCGATCATCTCTAATTTCACCTGTGCTTGAATCGTATACAAGTTTGTTGCGATACTTGACCATAATATCGCGAAGATATTGTTCAGCTTTGACTTTAGGTAAGTTACCTACGTCGATGTAGAACACGCGACGTTCTGGTGCGCGAGATAGACGATAAATGACTGTTGCATCTTCGACCATACGCAATTGATTTAGCGGCTTGATCGCTTTATGCAAATATGATAGAACCATTGCACGACGAGAATCCATCAACCCAGAATTTACATTAAGTATTGAATCTGGAGCAATTCTCATACCAAGATTTGAATGTGCGCCAATAATACCTCTTTCATTGTAAAGATAATATTCACGAACTGTACGAATGATATCAGCACCAGTTGCCGCATCTTTTGTTTTTTGAATTTCTCTTACTTTACGAATACGTCTTGGATCTATGTAACGTAATTCTTTAATACCATCTTTTGGTTTTGATTCATCAATAATAACGTGGTAAAACATTCTTCCGTCAATATACCAACGACGAAATAGTTCAGAACCCATGTTTCCAAAATTCAACATTCTTAGAATAGTTTGAAATTCTTCTCTAATTTTCTTTTTAATTGAATCTGGTTGATTTAAATCATCGAGATTTAATGTCAATGGTTGTGTATGACCTTGCATAACAATGGCTTCATTGACAATGTCATCAATTGCTGTTTCAAGTTCTGGCTGCATAGCCATTTCTCGATACCGTGTGATGAGTTCGATTTCATTTCGAACAACACCTTCCAAATCGACGTAGGTGCCAAAATACGCTCCTGTTTGAAGCGTAACGGCACCGTCGTCGTTTTGAGGAAGAGCAAAGGACTTTTCTGTTATATTTTTTGCGTCCTGTTGCTCTTCCTGTTTCTGGGTCTTTTCGTTTGTTATTTGAAAACCAAATAACTTCCAATTAGCCATTTACTTATCCCTTCAAAAAATCATTATAAAGTATAAAATATTATCTTTCGCCAGCAGGCTGAACAGCACCTGATGAGACTCTATCAGTAGTATTAGAAATCCAATACTGATACTGTAGTGTTACTGAAAATTCTTCAATAGTATCATTTGCACCCCAATCAACGTCAATTGGTGAAATGTCTATTGGGAACATACCAATAAACTGATAGTTCTTGATTCTATTTCCCGTTTTTCCGTACTGAACAACTTCAGCATCAGTTGTGTATGATGTAGGATTTGCGAAACTAGAATTTCTTCTGTTGCCGAAATGGCTATTTATACCACCCATCCATCTTTCAAATGCATTCTTAATAACAAAATCTTCATCATTAATGATAGTAATAGTCCAATCTGCAAATGTGCGATTTCCTACAAATTTAACTTCTCTTCCAAAATATGGCACAACTACTGAACCAACAGATGAACCAGGAAGCTGTGCAGAACGACACATAAATGTTAGTTCGCGTGATGCTTCTCCTGATCCGACAACAACAGCTGCTGGAAAATTCATTTTAACTTCAAATAGATTAGGTCTTGCACCATCTCTATTCAAAGCACTACGAAATGTTGTAATATCAAATGGCATTTATTTTTACTCCTATTTCTATTTATTTATTAGAATTTGCCAACAATTTCGTCAAACGAAACACCACTTCTAACTGCAACAAAGTTCAACTGAATGAAATTGATTGAACGTGCAGGCTTGATATAAATGTCGCCTACAAATTCATTTCTATCATTTACTTCTGGTGTATTATTTGTTTCATCGCACACAACTCTATAATCGAAAATGCCACGTCGACCCTGAACATCTCTTAGGAATGGATCGACCAGAGAAACAAACTGTGATCTTGTAAACTCATCATTGAATTCAAATAGAGAATACTTAGCTGCTGTTGCAATTGCTTTCTCAAGAACAATGAATAGACGACGAACATTGATGCGATCAAATGCAGATGGTTTAGCCAACATTGTCTTGTCGCCAAACAATACTGTACCTTCACCTGGGAACGCAACAACTGGATTTACACCATTTTTATACAATTCATCTCTATTTGTTTTGTTTGGATTCCAAGAAAGCTTCACAACATTTTTAATTTGACCACGATTTAGACCTGCAGGAGAGAACCATGGATCATTTGTTGCATCAGTGCGAACACATAGTCCTGCAATATCTGCATTTAGAGGCACCCAACGATATACGTTGTTGTACTTGTCGAACATATATTTCCAACCAGAATCAAATACTGCATAAGAAGATGAACGATTTATGTTTGTATTTTTTTGTGTTATAATTGCAGTTGTTTCAGATCCTGAATTATTAACTACGTTAGCAGAAGATGGTGATACGAATGCAACACAGTCTTTTCTATATTCCGCAATATTATCAATTACATGTTGAGCTACACTTGGACTAGCATCACCAGTAACCAGTAGCGAAACATCAACAGAATCTGCATCTTTTAGCTTATCCCATGCAACTATATCATTTGCATCAGTTGCTGTAGCGTATACACCACCCGATAGTGTTGTACCGTTTGCTATTGCAGATGTTAGTCCAGAGACTCCTACGTATGCTACGCCGTTTGATGTTGCAGTACCCCAATTTGTTGTATTTGCAGGATGTGCTAGCCAACGAATCCAATTTGATTGAGAAGCTAAGACATCAACATAGAAGTTCGATGAGCCATCCCAATTCTTCGCATCAGATGCAACTGATAGATTTTTCCATGTTTCTAGAACAGCTCCAGCTGCATTTGTTCCTGCTGGAGTTCCTCCTGTTGCAATTTGACCAGTTGCATCGATTACAACAATATGAATTTCATCATTTGATGTTCCTCTTGATGCAGCATATTGCGATGTTCCTGGAGCCGAATCAAAAAACGAATTGTATGCCCAAGATGAAAATAGAGAGGCGTTGCCGGCAGGACAATATGCTACTCTAATTGAATTTCCTAAGCTACCTGGATGTCTTGCTGCAACACCAATGAAATTTGTAGCGGCCCAACCGTTGTTTGCTGTCGTAGTCGATCTAAAATTGCTCAACCATTGATCGTTGTTTTCTATCAATACGCCAGTTCCATTTGCTGTGGCATTTCTTAGACTTGAATTACTTGCGCGAACAACTTTCAAGTTGTTTCCGTATGCCAAGAAGCTAGCTGCCGAAAAGAATGATGTTGCAGAATTGTTTGTTGGCTTACCAAAAATGCTAGCAAGTGTATTCTCGCTATCGACAGTTATGACGGTGTTTGCAGGACCCCATTCAAAATCTCCAACAAAACCACCATTTGTAGTAGAAACTGCAGGAATTATTGTTGTTAGATCGATTTCGGTTGTAACTACACCAGGACTCAATTGAAACGCCATTGTTTACTCCTTTCAGAAGTAGAAATTTTTGACAAATATATGTTATTATTTATCAAAAAACGTTTTTCAAAATCTACCACGCCAATCATAATCATAGCTATCTAACGGAGCTTTCAATTTACGTTCTTCAACCCATTGTCTTTCGATGTCCGCTATTTCCATATTCCTATCATTTATGCCATCATCAATAATACCGAATGGTACTAAGTCATCTTGCGATATATTTAGTTGTTCTTTTTGAAGCACAGTACGAATATCGCCGTTTAAAGACTCCCTAAAGTTTCTTTGGGCTATAAACCAAGCAAAAAGAACCAATGTCATAGCCAAATCGTCATGACTACCCTCTTCAGCAGCAAAAGATTCGCGAGTAGCTACAAAGGTCATCAATTCCATTATTGTATCAGAATCCATGATCAATAACTTATCGCTTTCAATCAATGTTTTTAAATTGGAACAACCAATTCTCTTTGTAGTCACAGATGTCTTGACACCAAACTGTATCTTTTTTGTGTGACCAAATGACATTTGTTGACCTTGTCGAGGCTTGATTTGTATCTTGACAAGATTTTCGTATTCAAGTTCATGATGTAAAATATCAGATATTTGCTGACCTATATCATTAATTTCTACCAATACATATGCATTGTTATATGCTGTAGCCGCATTAAATATAATTGTCGGATAAAGCAAAGGTGAAATATCTTTAT